TAGGAGGATTAAATTATGTATAAAAGATTAGCAAAAGCTAACAGCTATGATGGAACACGAAAATTAACAGATATTAAAGGAATAGTGATACATTGGACAGCAGGGCGTTTTGACACAGCAAAAAATAACGTTGATTTTTTTGCAACGTCAAACACACGATATGCAGGGGCGCATTATTTTACCGACAAAAAAGGCTATGCAGGTCGTTCGCTTCCACTTAAATACATTGCAAACGCTGTTGGCGGGGGAGTAGTGGGAAACGGTGGAAAGAAATATTATAATATTCTTAATAATAAGAATACTGTATCAATCGAACTTTGTTCATCAAATTATAAAGAACCTTATAATAAAAAGCAAATAAAACGAACTAAAAAATTAATCAAGTACATAAGGCGGAAATGTCCAAATATTAAATATATCGCTCGTCATTATGATATTAATGGAAAATGCTGTCCTGCAACTTTAATTACTCCAGCTATATGGAAAGAGTTCGTTAAAGATGTAGATTGTACTGATTTAAAGTACACACTATAGGAAAGGAGATATTAATATTGTTCCTGATTTGGAAGTCTGTGACAAAGTGGTTATGACCAAAGAAGAAATAGAAAAAAAACTTGGCTATGAAATCATAATAAAAGACTGATTTTTTACCCTGACTAAATATTTAGTCAGGGTATTTTTATCTCATTCTTGGAAAAACAAACGGACAAAATCTTTGATTATATCTAAATTGAATTGGTGGAATTGGTTCAGGTAATGGGGGGTTATCGCTATCAGCTCTCGCATAATACTGCCATTTATCACTATAATAACTTCGAATACTTATTTGTTCGGCGGGTGGTAATGTGTTATTATGCGCTCCGACCAACTTTGTTGCTCCTGATGAATCACTTTCGAAAACAACCTCCGTGTGACCCTCTCCGTCAATGTTATAAAATAATATATCGCCCCTTATTAAGTCAGCTTTAGACTTAAATCTTTGCACTTTAAAACCTAAATTTTCAAGCTCCGATTTTTGATTTGCTGTGGTAAATTGAGTTTGTAAATCATACCCCCCACCATTATGCAAACCAAACGAAATAAAACTACTACAGTCAAAGTAATATCCCTCATACGTCCAAGGTACATCGTGTCCAGCTCCTAACTTATATAAATATTTATTATCGTTTGCAATATTTTCACACCAGTTCAAAAATCCTGTTATACTTGTATCATCAATTAAATTAAAATCAAGTATATCATTCCATTCTTTACTTCCTATGTGTCCGTTAGAATCTCCGTTATATCGTTTTAAGATGTTAGCTTGCGACTGGTCGGCGGGTCGCTCATAATTTTTAAGCCACGCCCCAGTTAAATAAAGTATACTCTCGGTACTTTTAATAAATTCTTTAAATGTGATAGGATAGTCGCTTGTTTTAATCCATTGCAAATTATTTTTTGCTTCGTAGTCTATTACTGAAAGCTGTGTGAACATAGTACTATAAGTATTATATCTCCCGATTGCTTTTGCTCTTTTTTGTAGGTTGCTTTTTGGCGTCCATTGAACAAGGCCAAAACCTGAACCCCCTACCTCATTAAGCATAGGATTTACAGTTGATTCTGCTGATATATTTCCAAGAATTGCACATATTGAGTTATTACTCCACCCTAAATCACTTAATTGTTTGCAGTATTTAAGCACGCATTTAGCATTAAATTTTTGTTGTTTTTCTGTCAGATAGCTACTACTTCCGTAGTAGCTCCCTGACTTATCCTTGTATATTTTAGCCATATTATTACCTCGTTATCTATGATTAGCTTCCTTATACTCATTATACTTATATACATAATTTATCGAGTGCCATATAGTGGTTCCATTATCAAACATCTGTTTAATTGCATTCATAGCATCCTGTGGAATATTACCGATTAAGTTAACTCCACTTGTTTTAATGTAATTCCAATATGGGCGACTGTCGAATTTAGGAACTTTTATTTGATTGATTTTATAGCCGAACATTGAAAAATAATCGTCAATCATTTTACAATTTTCAGCTGTAATCGTAACAGTTTGTGCTTTAAATCCTATCTGCCCCACTGTAATATTTGCGACTCCAGTAAAAGCTCCGTGGGGAACATCCGCCTTACTTTCTTGGTCTTCCAAAGCTGAATCCATAGCATTTTTTTGATTATAATAATTGATTCCAGTATCAACTGCCCCAGTAACTGAACTAACAGCACCGCCAACGTTTCCACTCGCAAGTCCACCAAGGAATCCCGCCCAGTTTTTAATAAATCCAACTTTAGTGTTATTCTCTAGAGTAGAATACTGATTTGAAATGCTGTTCTGATTCGCCGCCATATAGCTCGCAAAACTGTTAGTAACAAAAGGCAGTTCGACGTTAGTCTGACCCTGAATCGAGTAATCGAGATTTTTTACTACTCCGTCATATTCGTTTAGATAGCCGAAGCTAGTGTTTGCTTCTACACAAGGGAAGTAATAATAAAAATCAATCTTACTTTTATTGTTGGAAAGTTCGAACTGCCCTTTCATTGAATTACCGTTATTGTTTGTAAAATTAGCGAAGCAATACGGATAGGTGAAGCATTTATTATTTATAGGGGTATAACCGTCAATATTAGTAGGTCGGTTAACCTGATACTTTAACATTTCAGCCTGATTTTTATTTATGCCAACGTAATTGATAGGGTCACCTGTGTCCTCGAAGTAGGCTGTTTTCTTTAGGCTGTCGGGGATTGCCGATTTAGGAACCATATACAACCCACTAACTCCATCTAACTTATTTTTAAGTGTTAGCAAACGTATTAACACGTTCATCACTTCCAAGTCATCCGAAAAAATAATACTTGTACTGTATTCATATTTAGAGGGCTGACAAGTATTTGAAATGGCTGTACCCCCTGAATGCCCTGCTTGTAGTACTCCCGAAGTATCTGTACACGCTAAACAAAAGTACATTCCCTTATCATCTCCATTTAATACTACCGATTCTTTGATTTTATATTCATCAATCGGTAACCCCTCATCAATGATGTAAGCTCCGTATGTATCAACTGGAACGTGTTCACGTTCAACAAAGGAATCCTGAAACGTGATTCTGTGACAATATGTTTGCCAATAATCATATTCATAATGAAGTATACAAGTAGTTAGATTGCTTTTCCATTCCACACTTGTAATGAATATAAAGTAAGTCTTATTCGCTTCTTCTATCATTCCATAATTATACTTATTTCCATGATAGTAATTAATATCTAATCTTATTGTTTTTTCTGATTTATTACAGCTTGCCAAATTAGTTTTAATTACATCTTTGTAGGAATTAAAAGCCTTTTTTTGTTCTGCTTCTGATTTATAATAGACTTGATTTGCATAGTCGTTTATCGGAAAGTTCTTAAAAAGGGTTAAATTCATCATATTATCACCTCACTTTTAATAAAGAACTGAACTAAAAAGATGTTCGCTCTCTATCCAGGTCATATACATATTCATAACATTAGTAGTCAATTCAAGATATTTGTGTAATAGTTCTATTGCATTCCCCTCATAGCCATTAGACACTTCATTATATAATGATGTATTATTTCCATTTTCGTTAGCTATATCTGAACTATTACTACTACTGTTAGTATCTCCGTTGCTATCATCAATCATAGTACTTTTGTTTGTTCCCTGACTGTTGTTAGCGTCCGTAATAAAGTTGCTTTCTGTACTAAAAAGGTTAGCAATATTAACAGAGTTTGCAGGGGTATCACTATGCAAATTAAAATCCTTATTATCAGCACTACTTTTACTTTTACTGTGATTTTTAGTACTACTCTGACTTAAAGATGTGCTGTCGTTACTTCTATTTATATTGTGTTCAGTATTTGTATTTGAATCGCTTTCCCTATGATACGTATTGAGGGGATTTAATTCATTTGCTTTAACGGTAACAAATCTGACAGCTCTATCCTGATACTTTTTCAACATCTTTCTAAATGCGATTTTAAAATCCAAAAACGTATCAAAATTTAATTCCCTATCAAAAAAAGTATCACAGAAAAATTCTATAAATTTATTCCATTCGATCAAATCATCTGTATAAAAGTATTTCTTTTCTGAATCTAAAAAATTTTTAACTTTTTCATATACATTTTCGTAATTGAAATTTTTATCGTACATATTTACAAGGTCAATTATCTTCAAAGTATAATTCGGATTATTCTTGTACATTAGTCTCAGCTCCTTTCTCAGCTCCTTTCTCAAAATCAAAGATACCGTTAACTGTATCTATGATTTTATTATCAACATCAACTTTCCAATCTGTGCCAAATTTTTTATTAACGTTTGCAATAAACTCTTTTCTATTCTGAATCCTGTTAGAAAGTAAAGTGTTTTTAATATCGTCATTACTGCTAATCTCACTAGTGATTAAACGTTCTTTTTTATTTGGATTGACTAAACTCGAAAGTCCTGTTACCGTTAAAAATTCATTTAGCACGTCTCGAAGTCCATCATAGTAACTTGAAATCGTTTCGGGAATTGAAAAACTCAGTGTTTTAAAATTTGTGTCGGGTCGATTCAAAGAAACAGTTACAGGATTGCCAACCGTATGATTATTAAACTGGGTTAGAACTTCGTTAAGGCTGTTTTTGTCAGGAACTTCGAGCAATGCTGACTTTCTACTTAATATGATAGCATTGTCAATACTAACTTTAAGTTCTGCTATGCACTGTGCATACTGCCAAGCTAATACACTATCACTAACGCTTGTAATATTATAATTATATCCAATTACAGCATTCTCTTTAGTAACTTGCTTTTCTGTTCTGTCGGGCATTATCGCCATAAAAGTACTGTATTCATTCCAAGCGTTAAGTCTGCCAGTAGGATTTGCAGGAGCAACTATTAGATTATCGGTGGAATCCTTAAAAGCACAAACGTATGCTGAATTAAAAAAACTTTGGTCGATTCTTCGTCTCAATACACTATTAACATTTTCGTAGTCAAATATTCCTGTCAAAATGTTGGATAATACGCCATACCATATATACTTCCAACGCTCTTTGTCATATAATGCTTGTTCTGTTCCGTTAGTAGGTTGAAGAACAAAAAACAAAAGGTCATTTATTTTCATATTTTTTATATTCCTTTCCATAAATTAATAGGCTACTACTATTGAAGTAGTAGCCTGATTTTTTTTTTACTGTAAGATTTCAAAATAAAATTCTACGTTCATTGTATCAGTTCCAACTGACAAGTTAAAGTTTGAAAGATACGTACTATCAAAAATAAAGTGTAATTTATAATTAGAATCGTCAGACATTGAATCGGCGAAAAATAGTCCATAAGAAGAGTCTATTACTAAGTTAGAACTAAATAGCGAACTAATAATATCAATTCTAACAGAATCTGTATTTGTTATTTCAGATTTTGGGATATTTACATAAATATCGCCGTGAATATTATTAATATACTTTCTATCTGCTACTTCAACATAATTAATAGCAAAGTTATTATTATCAGTTCCTGCATTTTTTGTTAAAATTGCCGTAGCTTTGTATTTTTTCTGTTTTTTTGTCTGATACGTAAGAGAACCACTATCGCCAATCTGATAATATCTTAATAAATTAGAATCATTTTCGACTTTCGTTACTCGATTCTTTAAAACTGATATGTCAGTTTTATTGTTCTCAATGTCAGTTTCATTTTTAGTAATTTTTTTAACTAGTGTAGCGTCGGCTACATATAAGTCCTTAATCTTATTATCGTGGTCAACTAATTTTTCATTAATAGTATCAACGTTACTATTAAGAGTCTCAATATCGCTAGTGTGTTCTGTTACCTGAGCCGATATTGTTCCAAACGCTGTATCTATCTTATTATAGTTACTATTGGGAGTTCCATAATTCGGATAATCCATACCCTCCCATAAATATAATTTTAAATTTTTTGTTTCTGCCATTTTTATTTCTCCTTTTTCTAATCTCTAAAAAATGTCTGAACTTTATTAAAGTTATTTAAATTTATCGCTTTTCGTAAATCGCTAGGTAAAGAATTATAATAAAAGTATGCTGATTCATCATCTTTATTATATCCTCGTCTAAAAAGTTTATACTGTGAATACAAAATGTTATTAATATTAAAAAGAATGCTATCCATAGTGAATTTTAATCCGGCATAGCTTCCTAAATCGTTAGCAGTATGATGTTGTGTCGCATACTCGATTGAATCCCAATCGAGATTGTAAGCTATTGCGCTAAATGAGTTATCAGTGCCATTCTTATTATATATGAATATAGTACACTTAATCTCGCCAGCTCCGTTTTTAACTGTAACATCACTGTAAACATCAGAGAAGTTTGTCAATTTAAACAAAATTCCAGCTCCCTCGATTTTAACGTCGGCAGTTTTTCCGTTTACTGTAATTTCTCCAAAATCTGTATTATAAAATGATACGTATATCCCTGCTCCGTCAGTATCTGACCTAATATTTACTACTTCTTGAACTAATGCCCCACTCCAAGTAGCTTTATATATATTACTATATTCAGGGAGTTCTGATAATATAAAATTATGTTCCGCCCAATTAATTTTAGCTGATTCTGTAAGTGAATTATAATTATATAAATGTAATCTACTTTTGATTTCTGCAATATCTTCCCAAGTAAAGCTAAATCCTGATTTCTGAACGATTCGCATAATATCTCGCATACATTCTTCATTTGTTTTTAGGTTTCCGTCAACCGCAGAAAAACTTGCAATGCTTTTACTTGCTAATTCTTCTAACTTCTGATTGAGTTCAGCAATAAGCGTTTTTACAACTAATATTTGCTTGTCAGTGTAATCTCTGTCGCTTTTACTTGTATCGCTAATTAGCGTTTTAAGTTCTGCTTTAGCTTCGTTTAATAAGCGTTGAAATAATCTACCCAGTTCATCAATTTGCGACTGTAAGTTAGTATTAATAGTATTGACATAATTTCTTTCGTTTGTGATAGCTTCATTAATGTATGCAGTCAAATCATTATCTAATTTTTTTAATTTTGCTTCGATTTCAGTAGACAGCTCTAATATTTTTTTATTAACATAGCCTTGATAATCGCTCTCCCAGTTTGATACATATTCAGTAACTTCATTCATCTTAGTAATTAATTGATGGATAATCTGTTGAGTTGATAATGCATTATCAACAGATAAATTCTGACTTAACATAAAAGGCAAAAGTCTATTCATTATATCTTCTCCTCTCTTTTAAATTTTAGGTAGTAGGAAAAAAATCCTACTACCTTTATAATTTTATTCTGTAACTACTACGGCATTTCTTTCAATAAGATTGTTGAAGTAATCAACTGGAACATCTGATTTCTGTACTTCGTGAACTAAAGCGTTAACACAGAAGAATGGTGATGTGCTTAATGTCTGCCAGATATGTAAGTATCTATTATAAGCTCTTGCCGTTGGTAAGTCATTGCCGTTTACTTCATTATCAGGGTCATCTATTACCCTGAAAAAGTTCTTGTCGCAAATTACAGCGTCAATCGCATAATACTTTTCGGATCCTGTTTCGCCTTTTTTAATATATCCCAAGCCGTCAACCTCTGTAACATTATCAACGTTGAAAGCTAATTCATCCTTGTTAAAGGCACTTGCTAAAGTTGATACTGATAATTTATTTTTGATTTTATAAGGTAAAATCAAGGCTGTATCATCCTTAGAGCAAACTGGTAAAATCTTAGTAGTAGGATTTTTTGCACCCCAAGGTGAGTTGCTTGCATTTCTAAAATTAAATGAACTTGCTACATCCTTTACAACTTCAATAAAATCATTTCCAGTTGACTGGTCTGTAACCTCTGTAATCTCAATTGTTTTAATTCCGTCGTTCTGCACTGCTGACTGAATGAGCTGTAACATAAGTTCATACTCTTCCTGATAATTAGACTGATATAATGTTTCTGTTAAGTCGTTAACAAATTTTTCTAAATCGTCCCAAGACTGCATAGCAAGTTTCATTTCCTTTTCTGAAAAAGTCAAAGGAAAAACTCTCTGTCTGTTAAGTCTATGGAAGCATTCAGCATATTCCTGAGGATAAAGTTTAAACATCTTAGCCACTCCGTCAGTGGTAAATTCATAATTAAACCCGCTAATTAAACCTTTAGCTATTTCTCTTGTATCAATTCCTAATCCTTTACCACCTCTTTTAAATTTAGCAAGTGGATTTTCGAATTTAGCAATTCTATTGATAATTGTTTCGCCAATAACATTTATAAGTCCTTTAGCAAATTCGTTTTTTACCGTTGAATACTGTAAAATCGGATTTGATAATTTAGCAATCGGGTCACCATCCTGTAATTCTGTGACTTTTGTCTGATAATCTGCACTAGCATTCTGTCTAATGTAGTTTGCAATTTTAATTAAATTTAAATCTGCCATTTTTTTATATCTCCTTTCTAATAATAAATATCCTCAATTTTTATTTCTTCACTTGTTTCTGTTTCATCTTTTCGTGAATCATCTATAACAACTGGTATCATCGATAAAAGCTCTAAATTTTTTGCCTTTAAGCTGTTAACTGATTCCTGTAGTTCTTCTTTTTCCTTTTCTAATTTTTCTTTTTCCTTTACAACTTCGTCAATCTCAATTATTGATTCTGCAATGTCTGTTGTAATGTCATCAATAGAATCAAACTGTTTGTTTGCTAAATCGTGAATCTTCATTCTGTATCAATCTCCTTTCTTATTTTTTCAAAAAACTTGCTGATTTTTTTAGGGAATACATTCGGGTTCATTTTTCCTAAATTTTCAATAATTGAAATACACTCCATAACGATTAAATAAGCACATACAATTTTGAAAATTGAAAATCCCACATTGATTTCTAACATATTCATAGAACGCTCGGCATATGCCGAAAAAATAACAGCTATGACTTCAGCAATCTTATGAAGTCCGCCCTGTCGCATTTTTGTAGAATTTAGCGACTTCGTAAGTGTCGCAAAAATAACGCCGGTAACAACGTCTATTATTATTCCTGAAAAAACAGCCAATCCATAATATAGCATATTCTGTTGCTCCTTTCTCTTAGGATAATACTACACTAACATACTACTTACTCTTTTGCAACTGTGTGTTAAAACAATATTTAATTTTTTCTTTTTTCTTTTTTCTTTGTTTGGGTTGTTTTGTCCCCAAAACAGCAAGTCTAAATTGTTCTAATTTTTTATAATTTTCTTCCATATTTAAACCCCCTTTCGTTTAATAATTTATATGTGTCAATATCGCCATATATAATAGGTTGATTTTTCAGCAACGATAAATCTAATATAGGATTATGATTTCTAATGTCCGTATCGCATAATTTATACTTCGGTAAATCTTCTCCCAAGTCGATTGATAATCCATAGTCAGTAAAACGGTCAGACCTTACAAAGTATAAACGATTATTATATATATCTTGTATGATGTTAAACTCATAGGAATCAAATTTATATTCATTGCCTACTTTTTTAAAAGTTCTTGTATCATCTACAGATATTACTATTCTATATAAAGGTTGATAGTGTTCTTTGAATAAGTCAATATCATCTAATACTTGTAGTAGCCAATCATCACTTGATATTACCTCACTCGGTAGTTCATAAAATTCCAAGCCTGTGACCTGTTCGTTGCCTTTAATTCTTAATAGTTTAGGAATATCATTAATATCCTTAGTGATTCTTTCTCCGTATTCTACACCAATTACAGCAGGATTCTCATACTCCCCACTCGCCATATATGTATATGTATGTCCTTCCTCTAATCCAAAAGCATTAATCCCAAACAAGGTGAAGTATGGATTAATAGGACTTAATATGTTTCCGATAAAATAAACATGCACATCATTCCGAAGTCTGACAATGGTAGCGAGCAAGGATTTAAAGTGGTCGGCTTCGTCAATCTCATAGGAATAACTTGAAGTTAAAGCAAATTCATCAAATATTATATTACTTACATTTTCATAATTTATTGATTTGTAATTTTGCTGTCGCATTACAGGAATTACATAGCCAAGTATCTGTGCTGACTTTATAAAGTCGCTCCTGTTGAAGTTCCGTTCATCATCTAAATAAGCCTCATATTCATTTATATAGTAAATGTTTCCTTTATATTCTATGTGGATATCATATTTATGTAAGGTTTTTACAATAAACTCAGTCCACCAATTCGCTTGATGAAGTGATTTCAAATCGTCCTTATATCGGCATAGCTTAACAAACTGAGTTCCCTTGTCGTAAAAATCTTGTAAAACAATATCCCTTTGCGTTGCTGTGGACTTTCCTGTTGTTCGAGTTCCCAATGAAAAAAATATATCAAAGTTATAATTTTTCTTCGCATTATCATAACTGTAGAAGTTGAATTTTTTATTTTTTGATTTTTTAAATGCATTTAATTCGTCTAACGCTTTTTTTAAATTTGCTTTTTTAATCATAATTATTTAACCTCTTTATTCCTAAATCTGCTAACTGTTCTGCTTGTATCATATCAGCCTGACTTATTAACCCCTTTTTATATTGATTTTCCAATGCGTCTAAAAAGCTGTAATATCCATTATCCAATACTTCTTTTATTGCTTCATACTTAGTCGCTTCCTCTAACGCTTTTGGGAATATTAAACTTTCAACCTCAGCTGGGGGTAATTTTGAATATTCAGAAAGCAATCTAATTAAATCATTATAATATTCTGCATTTTTTACGTTGTGTTTTCCTGATATTCGCATAATCATTACTTTCTTTTTATCCTGTTGCATTTTTCTTAATTTTTCAGGTGGTTGATGCCAATAAGTGTATTGCTCCGACTGTTTACTTTCTAATGCTTTTCTTCTTCTTGCTACTGTTGACGCTCTTTTTTTCTTGCCTTTGTTAAAGTCTCTAACAGAGTTAGTATATTCTTTCCATAGCTTTGCTTCTGTCTCCCTCTCTGCCTTAGTTGATAATCCTGACTTTTTTTCCTCTCGTCTTAATTTATCCATCAACTGTCTATGTGCTTTTCTTTCCTGTTCATCAATCTTAATCATAAGTCTACCTTTTTGCTTGTAAAAAAGCTGTCCTGAACGGCGGTCAAACCATTCGTTTGACCCTGTTTTTTTCAAATATCTAGTACTTGTTGTTTGTGTAACATCAGGATATATTTTATTTTTTTTCTTCATTTTTAATCTCCTTTCTATTCTATGTATAATTCTTTGCTATTATCCAATGTAATTATAGTTTTAGTTGTAAACAAATCATAGTTCTTGTTGTATAAATTACATATTAACTTTGCGTATATTCCCCAAGTTTTAGTACTAAAATCCCTCATAGTCACGTCAACCGATTCAAGAACTACGCCACTAACTACAGATTCTTTATAATTATCAATTTGTAAATCATATCGTTCAAATTTATATGTGCTTGCTAATCTGTTTGCTATTTGTCTGTCGAATATAGTTCCATAATGGTAACAGCTTTCTACCATTTCTTCAAACGACTTTTCATAATAATCATAAATTTGATTGAATAGCATAGTAGCGTTAGGTAATCCTGATATTGTAGCCTGTAGTAGTTCCTTGCCTTTTTCTACCTTAGTAAATATATATGATTTTGTTCCTAAAGATGTGAACTTTGTTGCAGTGAACTCATGTTCTAGAACTCCGAATCCTAAATATTTGTATTTACCTAGTGCTTCAAGCTGTAATTTATTAAATTCATCAACTAGAGCCTGTACTTGTTCACTATATTTAACCTTAATACTATCAGTATCAATATAATAGACATCTATTCCATTTATTAAAAAAATATAGGCTATATATAATATTGAAGCTCTAGCGTATTGAGGAACATACAATCCATAAATATAAGATGTTTTATGCTGTTTATTGAGGTAATCAGTTTCAAAATCACTTTGTTCTTCTATGTACTCCAAACTTGTACTATCATATGAGATTTTATCTCGCATTAAATGCTGTGCATTATCCCCATACAAAGCATTAAGGTCGGCTTTTACATTTTGATAAATTTGCTTTGCTGTTGTTTTTTGTGCGTATAAATCTTTTTCAGAGTTTACCATATTTCTAAAAAATTCCTCCTGTATCTCTTTTTCGCTATACTGTTTATATTCTGTAGCGTTTTCCAATAGCGAATTATATACTTTATATTCAGCTTTTTTTCGACCATTATACTCAACACTATTTAATTTAAATTCGTTAGTAGCTTTATATCGTGTGGCTATTTCCAAATATTCTACATCAATAAGTTTAAAGTTGTAAAATAAAGATAATGTTAAGTAATCTATGCAAGTAACATACATTCTAATTTTTGGTTGAATTTCTAAAATTTTACCGTTGATTATTTTACAGTTGTACATATTTTTTAAAGTGATATTCAATTCCTCAATCTTGCTCGTTCCTATTGGTTGGAAATCAAACTTAGCCTTTATATCAGATATAATAATAATTGCATTAAACATATTTCTAAAAGGCTTTGGTCGTATGTAATTTAAATGCGTGGATTTATACATACATTGTTTTAATTTTTTAACTTTGTCTCCATCATATTCTACAAATTGACTTGGAAAAATTCTCGTTAACATCTGAAAAGGATAGTCGCTTGAAAAATCAAAACTACCTAAATTGTAGTTAACCTGACCAATATATTTAGGATTTGAATAAACTAAACCACCCTGAAAAAGTTTTTCCCAAAAATCGAGCTGTTCTTTACTTTTTGCATTTTCCAATCTGCATAAAAATTTATTTAATTTGGATAAATTACCCTTTTTCTTTTCTCCGTGCTTATTCGTGTAATATTCTGATACATTAATATCTGGATTTTGTTCACAATTAAAACGCATTATCCCAGTTTTTGTGAATGGAATGCTTTCCAAATTAGTGATGTAAGGATTTTTTTTAATTAAGCTATACACGGATTTTAGCATAATTTCTACATCACGATAATTATAATTGATTTCTTCCTGTTCCATATGCGTTAGAGGTGTTCTTAATTTAGTGTAATTATAATCTAACTTAGGTAAATTCAACTCTTTACCTAAAGTTTTAATTGACTTATTTAATAGCAAATACGAACATCTAAATTGTAAGCTATGGCATTGATAATATAAGGGTTTATTTTTTTCAAGAAACATATATCCCTTGTTGTTTAATCTTGTATCTGATTTAAAAAACTCTAAATTATTGCAAAAGAAACTATATTCATAAGAAAGATTGTGAATGTAAATAAGTCCTGTTAATTCTCTATCTTCCATATATGTATTTAACTCAAATAAATAGCTGTCTAAATCCTCATAAGTTCGACCAAATTTAAGTTTTGTGTATTCCCCTGTAATACTATCAATACAACTTACAGAGAAAGAATACATAAATGAACATTTTTTTACTATACTATCGGATTCTATATGTTGCATATTATTTTTAATATACCACTCATTATTATGTTGAATGCATAAATTATTATTCGAATCATATCCAATAGTACTTGTTTCAATATCTAAGCCATAAATATATCTATAAAATGTTACATTCATATGCTACCCCTTTCTTGCTACTTCCAATAGTATATCATAATAGAACATATACAACTACACAAATTTTACATTATATATTTGTGCATAATGCCAATGTAGTATTTGTGTTGGTCTATGTACAATTTGTAACTATTCGTTAAAGTACAGCTGTGCGTGGGGAAATTGACAGAGTGGTTTTATCTTTCAGGTACCGAT